CTTGTTGTTTGATCATGTCAATTCTCTCAGCTTCATTTGCGCTCATTAGCTCAAGTGTTGAGAGTTGTGTACCAAGAACGGCATTTAGTTTCGCTGCTGAATCTGCTGCTGTGTCAAACTGGTCAAACTTCTCGGCCATGCCCAACAAAGTACCCATCTCAAGACCTGTCGCCTTAGTCTGCGCTGCAAGCTGCTTAAATACTTTAATATTGTTTTTTCCGTATCTCGCAAGAATACCAGCAGATGCTTGAAAGTCACTAGCCATTTTCGATGTAGCGATTCCTATCTCTCTTCCCATCATAACCAATTGCGCGGTCATATCTGCAGCCATCTCTTTGGAGACATTCATTGCGCGGTGGAAGTGGTCCATCATTTTTGTTGACGTCTCAGCGCCAACACCAAGTTTCTCTAGTCTCGCAGCAGTATCTGTCAATACTTTGGTTGTTTTTAGGGCATTTGGATTGAATGCCGAAAAGTTGTTCGCCATGGCAGTTATCGCTTGGCCGTATTCTTGTATTGAGACACCAGACATCATTGTTGCCTTGTAACCCTCTTTCAGTGTTTTGTTGAACTTATCTCCAAAGCCAGTTGAACGACCAATCTCTTTTGATAAATTATCAAATTGCAGCGCTAGACGACCCATCGCTGCAAAGAGAGCAAACACAGCGGATGTTGCTATGGTGATTGCTCCAGAAAATGCTGAAACACCTCTTCCGGCAAGAGCCATTCCTCTGCCAAAAACTCCACCCATAGTATTACCAGCCTGAGTCAGCTCGCTTCCTAGAGTTGCCAAATTTTCTTTTTGGTTAAAAAGTTTTGTGAGCGACCCGCCAATGACCGGTAATTTACCAGCAAACTTTTTAAGTATATTTTCGGCACTGCCTGCTTGAGCCTCCGCATTTCGCAAGTTTTGCTCAACTTCCTTTCCGTATTTCTCTTGGGTTTTTAGTATGTCATTGACAAGCTTTTTTTGTTCCCTTATTTGATCAAGTTCGTCTTTTTTAATACCTATTTTTGTTTTTTCAAGATCTATTTCTCTTTGTTTCCTCTCTGCATCAATATTCCCCAATCCAACCATCTCTTGTTGCAATCGCCGTATATCTTCATTGATGGCCCTTAATTCATTTTTCTTGGTGACTTCTTCTGCTTGAACATTAAGCGCAGCCTGCCCAGCATCCGCCATGTCTGCTCTAAGACTATTAGCTTCGTTCAAAAGGTCATTGTATTTCTGTAATTCTCTATTGAGAGCAGCTTGGCTCTCAGCTAGTTTGGCAGCAGCACTTAGTTCTTCTGGTGTGGGCATCTATAGATCCTCATTAATACAATAAATAGTTCTCAAAAGAAAATGCTCGGCTAAAGCCGAACATCATTATCTCGAAGACTTCTTAGCTTGATCAGCTTCCTTCTTGTATTCTTCAATTGTTCTTTCTAACCACCAAGTCCGAAGACCTACGGGCAAATTATACAATTCATATAAGGACCAGCCACCATAGTGCTTTAATGTAAAGAAACACTCATAGACTTGCTCCATGTATTCATCGGTCAGGCCAAAAAAAGTCGGTTCCAAAAGGAACCACCATAACCTCCTCGTGTTCACAACTCTTACAAACAAACGTTTGTTCCATTTTAATGTCGGGAGATACTGCTCTAAAAGCGCCTCTCAAGACCTTTGCATCGCCGGCTGTCATGTTATCAATAACATGATTGACCGTCTTTGGACCATCGTAGCCGTTAAAATCCACCACAAAGCGCCTCATTTGCTTTGTAATGAGGTCATTCGTCATATCCTTGGCCTTACTCTCAGAAAGCATTTCGACCTCATCTTGGCCCGTTAACGGGCGGATACGGGCAACAATTGTTGATACTGGTAAAGTAATTGAAAATGTCCCATCTTCGTTATCTTTAACATCGTCCGGATATTCATCTCCATTGTATTCTTCATGGTCAGCAAGATCAAATTTAAACTTTGAAGTTTCTCCACAAGCTGGACATCCAACTGAGGTTTTATAATCTGCTCCGTATGCGGAAGCCCTTGCGTTAATAATGATAGCATTGCGATCACCGATATAAAGAGATCTGGCATTAATACCTGAATCTTTAATAAGATTTTGAATCAATCTGTCGATGGCCAAACCTTTTTTAAGTAGAGAACGATTCGTCAAGACATCTTCATCTTTTGCCGTCATGTACTTGATTTCAATCGAATCCTCTCCGTATAATGGATGCCCCTGTGGATATCTGCCTTTGGAGGGAAGTTGTACAAATTGTGTTGGCGTTACAAAATCCATTGGATTGGCCATTTGTGGGGCCTCTTCTGATGGAGTTGGTTTGTGACCGCCCATCATGCGGTCTTGATTGTTTCGTTTCTTCATTAATACCTCGTAGTTTAACTTCTGGAACCAGGTCCAAATCTTGTTTCAAAGTTTTGTTGACCCGGCTCTTCGTGTTCTGCCCAATCATATGTAACATCCATGGTGTACTGAACAAGATCATCTGATGCGTAATCAAGTTCACCCCAAGATATCTTTGTTATGATTGGATTAAAAAGTGTCCATTTTTCTGTAAATTTGATGTTCGCTTTGCCGTCTGTTCCCTCTGGTGCTAATTGATAGATTATGAAAGTATCTCCAAAAGAACCATAAATATTAGCAGCTTTCTCTGGGGAGCCGACTGGGACGAGAAATGCACTACCAGAAGCTTCTGATCTACTATTGGGCAACTTGGAATTGGCTCCGCTAGGAGTTACATAGCCAGTAGCCATGAGCATTTCAAATAATTGACCGGAAGTGCTTCGTTCACCCGTCTTTTCATTCGTACCCCATATCTGATTATCAACAAAAGTCATTGTAATCGGTTCCCACTTGGGAATTCCGGGATAGTTATAGCGATGATTAATCATCCTATACTCTTTACTCTCGATAGTTACAGAAGGCTTCGTAATAGTAGACAAGGAGAGCATCCAGCCACCATTACCTAATTCAACAATGAATCTAGATTTTTGTTTAGGATGGCTGCTGTCTCCCTTGAGATCTGTACCCCAAAATGTCATTTAGACTCCTTAGCTACTAGGTGTGTAACCAGCCTTGAATATTTCTGAATTACCAGATGCTGACCATTTAGCCCAGTCGTACTTGACTGTTAAAGAGATTTCGGACAAAGCATCATCTTCATAGGAAAGTTCGCCAAATCCAACTTTTGTTACGAACGGATTGTGAAGTTCCCACTGCTCAATCGTGTTACCTTCAGCATCAAGTTGTGAGATGATGAATGGTTTTAAAGCAGCAGAGGCGCCGCCTTTTGCCATGGTATATAGAGCATTAGGACCAGCAAGGTAATCTTCGTCAGCAAACCTATATCCAGCGCCATGAAGGATGTCGAGAGTTTGCTTTGCTGCATCTGGTGAAACCGGATCAACAAGCATTATTTCAAGATCATTCCAAGTTACTGAGCCAGGATATTTGAATGTGTGTCCGAGGAATTTGTGTTCCGAGTCACCAACGGTCATTTCTGGCTTAGTGACGGTCTTCGCAAACCATACAACGCCGCTTCCGTCTCCAACTCCAAGGTCGGTCCCTGCTCCTAACGATGGTGTGGCCATGTTGGCTTTTCCACCGAATTGAATCTTCCATCTAAACTTTCTTTTTGGATCGCCGTCTCCAGCTACTAAATCTGTTCCCCAAAATGCCATGATATTAATCTCCTATATATTCTTAATTAGTGGCTTAGACAAAATCCGCACCAGTCTTGGTGATAACAAAGTCAACCACGATGTACTCAATCGCACGGGCTGGCTTGATATAGATTTTGGCATACATGATATTGCGATCAATAAGATCGGCAGTTGTTGTTGAATCGTCAAGGATCAATTTGTAATCAGAAAGTCCGAATCTAGATTGAACACTAGAAAGGATTGGGTTAACCTGTGCCTTAAATCGGTTCCATGTTGATTGTACGTTCTGGTCAAACAGCAAGCTACGAGAAACTGTAGAAACAGCAGACTTCAAGTAAAGAACCAAGCGACGGACGTTGATACGATCCAACGCAGATTGGTCTGCTTGAAGAGTCTTTTGTCCAAAGATCACCACACCTTCAGCAGGGAAGGTTGCGATTGGATTGATGTTTACTTCGTATAGAGAATCTCTCTCTTTTGAATCAAGACGTTGTCTTGCTTGTACAACCCTAGGCCCACGCTGTCCACCGAGAGAACCAAGTCCACCACGATTAAATCCAGCAGGAGCAAACCAAAGTTCGGATTGAGCTTGAGATTTACCCAAAGCTCCAAGAGCCGCTACTGATGGCGGAATCCATACAAGGTTACTAGCATTCAAATTATCAGTAATTTGAACCCAAGGGTAGAACGCTGCAGCGTAAGAAGAGTTAAGGTTTCTTGTCTTCAGGCTTGATACCGCAGAATCTACAGACCCTAGTGATGCTGCATCGGTTGCACCAGCTAATCTTTCAGCAGAAGGAGTGTAATCACCTTCTAGGTCGATAAGGGCAAGAACATCTTTCCTACTCTCTGCTGTGGAAATTATTCTGTTTGTTATGACGGGCTTGCTAATTCCTGGTACGAGCAACAGGTTCGCAGGTACTAATTCAGGATCAAGAACTGAGTCCAACGCCTTGTTTAGAGTGAAGGTCATAGCATTGCTAGAATCTGCCCCATCAATCCTATCAGCTCGGAATGGCTCTTTTTCTGTAATATCTAATCCGTCAGATCCTCCGACAAGAGGAACTAAGAATTGGCGAACATTCAGATCTAAAAGGTTACCGAAAGATTTGTGTCTCGTGTATGATCCACCGTCCACCGTCGCTGAAGAAGTCGCGTAAGTTCCGGAAGTGTAAGTCACAACGTTTGAACCAGTTGCAACAATCAAGTCATCTAGAGTAAATATGAATGAATGTTCAAACGCTGAGTTTGTTGGCCCACCGCCTTCTGCATTGTATCCAGTTGGTAGTCTTCTTGTATAGTCAATATAGTCTGGATCGTTTGTTGTCGATGAGTCCGAAATCTTTGGTCGGATCCCATAGTAAGCACGATATGGATTTGGTGCTCCACCTTCGGTTCCATTGGCTCTTAGAGGAACTGATGGGAATTCAAATGAACCAGAGAATCCCAAGCCAGCTGTGGTGCCTCCTACCGCAGTACCGAAAATAGTTGTCTCACCTGCAAGGAGTTGAACTGAACCGTCGCTATATGCCAAAGGAGCTGACCCGGAACCTTTTGCAAACACACCTGCAAAGGCAGTTCCTTGTTTCCAAGGATAGACAGAGGCCGTTTGAAAGTTTGCTGACCCAGAAACTACGGCAAATGCTTTTGGTCGAACTGGGCCTTTGAAACCTGCTGGTAGCAGACCTTGCCCAGCACCATCTTTAATGAATTGCTTGATCTCAACATAAACAATGTCAGAATTATTTTTGAAATCACCGTAGGATCTATATCTTTTGTCGGTCTCGCTCCAAGTTTGATATTGGTCCCCAATTCGTTTTCCAATAAAGTCCGTAGAAGATGGGTTAAGATTCAAACCAGTATATCTTTCAACAGTTTCTCCTGCTATAGTTTTTACTGCAACAGTGAAAGTTCCAAACGCGTTAACGATTGGGTTTGATGGCTCTCGAATATCTTCAATTGCGATCATATAGTTCTTTTGGATTTCCTCTCCGACATGCAAAGACTTGAGGCGGAAGATGTCTTGTTGAACTTTTTCTTGTTGACAAACAATCCATCCAGTCATGGCCTCTTGGGCACTTTCTTTATGAGATGACCAGTTTGTGATCGAGCCATCAGTGCTGTGCAAAGGAAGTAACATCCCATAGACTGTTCCTGTAGTTCCGGAACCCAAAGAACCGTTGTCTAATAAGTTTCTAGCAAAACTCTCTCCAAGCCAATAGGTTTTTAGCTGTGCTGAATCAACGGTATCTGCGTTTACCATTTGTGGGTTTGTATTAAACACACTTCGGATATATTTTGATGAATTTCTGTTAAAGTCAAATCTATACTCTCCATCTGAGCTTCCATCCGCCTTAAAGACTTGCATTTTGAACTCTGAATTTGAGCCAACATTGGCAACCAAAGCACAAGAAGCTGTTACAGTACCTAAATCTGGGTTTGTACCACATAGTGCTAATGCTCCAGCATTTGCGTAAAATACAGCTCCTAACGACCCAGTTTGGTCTTTGTTCGTTGAACTTGAATGGATGAGAAATAAACCATATGCTGTTGAGTTAGAAGCCGTAAGGACGTTTGGTAAACCATCTAGTTTCCAACCTGCCATACCTTTGTCGGTTCCGTCATTGTTGTCTGACTGCTCACCGGCTAACCTAACTATTGTCACGGGAGACTCTTCTGATGCTAGCCATGCTTGTGCTGCATAGGATGCGTATGTTGGACCAGAGGTATTACCATCTCTCCACATGTCACCTTGAATTCCATTACCACCAGGTACTGGTAGTCCAAACACAGATACAAAGTCATCAAGGTTGCGAACTCTTACTGGCTTGTTTGCTGGTCCTTTTCTAGTGCGACCAATGATAATTGGCCCTTCGGCATCTCGTTCAGCTGGGATGAAGCTTTGGTCAATCTCGCGGATTTCAATTCCGGGTGAAAGAAAATCGAATTTTTTAGCCATTGACTGTTCTCCTTAAAAAATTATAAAATCATATTTCCTATTAAATAGTTAAAGTAAATGTGAAAGTCATTTTTAAAACTCTCTAAAATCGCCGTCGTCTGACTCCCAAGGTTTTGTGTCTCCGACGATTGTTCTTTCTCTTATGAGCTTTACTTCAACGATAGTTTGTTTTGTGACGATTTTGGGTGCCTCCTCGTTGTCTCCATCTCCCAAGAGGAACCCCAACACCTTAAGATTAATTGTGGTCTCAAAAGAACGCTCTTCTTCCCCAAGTGCAGCAACATTGTTTCCTTGGCTATAGTCTCCCTCGATGAACACTTCGTATCTGTGGTTGTTGTGGGTGGCTATTAAAGCATTGATATTACCAGTTCTTGTAGCAAATGGTGTTACGAGATCGTTCATTTGTTGTTGATATTCGGTTCTCAACCTAATAGAATATCCAACATTGAGCCAAGTTGGAATTGGTCCATAAGTTTCATCATATACAATTTTCTTGTTGCTAGTTGGGTAGTTTTGCTGTTCTGATTCTTTTTGGCTATCGATAGAAGCAAACTTTCTCGTTGTTTGTTGAGAAATCTTTCTAGAAAGAAGTCTTGGGTGCTTCTTGTATCCCCTAGGTCCGTTTATCTCTGGGAACACATGTGCTTGATAACCTCCCTTGAAGGTTGGATCTTTTGACATGGATGTTCTCTCCACCGTGATTAGTGGTAATTTCAACTTTCCAACCGAATCTCGGATGTCCTTGTCTTTAGAGTTGAATGACCTCTCTGGGGAAATCCATAATACAGGGACTTTCTTGAACCCCGTGTTGGTTGAGGTATGCAAATCAAAACCTTCATTGATAAGGTTGAAGATTGCTGTATCAATGGTCTCAATTGTAGATGGTTCTAGTATTATCTCTTTAGTTGGCATTAAATAATCCGTCTCTCGCTCTTATGCAATCGGCTGTCACTTCAAATCGTGAGTCAATCTGTCCGAATAGTTGCTTTGGCTCGTTTATCTTTACTATCTCGTAGTAAATACTTCCATAACGGACGAAGTCACCCTCTCGAACGTATAAATTCTGATCCTCGGTCAATCTGCGCTTGTGAAAGTTGACTTTTAGACCTGTTGTCTTGTCAATTCCCACACCTTCCATGAAAGATGTTTCCACCCCCAAGTATTCCACAAGAGCATACACTCTAACGGGGTGCAAGAAGTTTTTTTCTATGGCTTCTCCGTATAATGGGTGGAAATTGGTTGTTTCCATGTCCACGGGGAAGTATAAAATCTGTTGACCGACGACTCTTTCGATGATTTCGTCATTAACTTGCTTAACAAGGTTCTTTTCTTTCTCTCCAAGAAATAATGGAGAGGGCGGCTGCGTTGGTCTTTCCCATTTTGACATTAGAGACTCTCCTTGTTCGCATACACCCAGTCTGCGGCTTCATCATAGTCCAAAAGGACGGATTGTCCGTCTATTTTTCCAATATTGCTGTG